CCGCAGCTTCATCAGCCGCGATAGGTCCACGCGCTCGAGTTCCAGCGGCAGTTTGTCGTAGCGTTGCGCCAGGCTCCGGGCCCGGACTTGCAGGGCGCGCTGCTTCGCGGCCTCCAGGAACCGGCCCAGCAAGGGCAGGGCAGCAGCGAGCTCCTGGCCGCCGTCCTTCAGCCGCATGAGCGGCACGGCCCCATCCACCAGAGCCAGGTGATCACCTTCGGTGATCTCTGGCACGTCCGTGTCCTCGACCATCGCAACCGGCGATCGCGCGTACGTGATCAGCAGCTTCACGCCCGCGATCGCGGGCGCGCGGTTCAGCGCCACCAGATCGAATCCGAGGCAGGTGTAGCGGTCAGGGTAGCCCGTCGCGCTCAACCAGCCGGCATCCGCCGCCGCCATCTCAGTAAGTGTCGAGGGCGTGAGTTTGGGAGCCGCCGATGCGGCGAGGCCGGCATACTGTTGCTCGTTGTACATGGCCTGGTCGCCGCCCACGGCGTCGTATTCGGCGGTCAGGCCCGCGGCCAGGTCGTTCGACAGGCGCACCCGCAGCGGGGCGATCCAGTCGGGCCACTCCGGCAGCATCTTGTAGAACCGCGCGCCAGGCGTCAGCACGAACGGCCGCGTGGCCTCCAGGCACAACGTCAGCAGCGCGAAGAAGCGCTGCGCTTCGTTGAGCGCCCAGTCCACGCTCTTGGCGGTGTAGTACGTGGGCGCGCTGGCCGACTCATCGAGCGCCAGCAGGACCCGCGCGCGCATGTCGGCGAGTTCCACAATGTCACTCCAGGTGCAACGTCTTCCAGACCCAAGTGCTGCCGCTGTACAGGCAGACCTTCACCGCCGCCGTCGCGTAGGAGTCGCTGACCCACACTTTGCCGGTATGCGACGCCGAGCTGCAGCCAGGATCCGAGGGCGAGGGGATGATCTGAATGCCGTATGCATTGGCGCGCAGCCGCGGCGCCGGCGTGAAGGCCAGCCCTGGCGTCTCGCCGGAGTTGGCGAACATCGTGATCGTGCCGCCCAGCTCCGAGGAGAATCTGACTCCGGTTGGCGTGGAGCTTCTGGCGGTGAAGGTCGCTCCGTCGCTGGTATACCCGCCCCCAACCTCTCCCACGGCCGCGCTCGAGCTGGAGCCGCTGCCCATCAGAAAGAGCCCACCGTTGGCCGGGTCAGCCGTCAGCGTGTTGCGCTGCATCAGCAACCCCGCCAGGGAGGTCGTCAGCATGTTGTAGGAGTAGGCGGACTGAAACCGCATGGCGGGCGTCGATTCCGGGCCGATGGTGAGGTGGGCGCCGGTCCCGAACAACTGGATCGAGTTGAGAATCTGCGCCGTAGCGAAGTCGCTGGTAAGCACGATGGGCGTGGTGGTGTTCGACGAGGTGGAATAGAACGCCACACTCCCATTGGTCAGCCTCTGCGCCATGCCATCGTCGAGGATGTTGACCGTAGCGCCGTTCTTGAACGACCCCAGCGCCACGATGCCGCTGGTTCCCGCGCCGATGTGGATGTTGTTGGTGATGCTGCTGTGGCCGTAGACGCCCTGCGCGATCGCGCCGCCGTAGGTGTCGAAGAAGACACAATCGGCATGCCCCTCGCAGTGGATATTGCTCACCGAGACGGTGGCCGACAGGATGTGAATCCCGGCCCCGGGCTGCGGGGCTTTCGCGTTGGCCGCGCAGGTGACGCGCTGCAGCGGGTTCGAGCTCGACGAGCCCTCGATGTAGACGCACTCCGCCGCCGTCGCCGACGCGGAGCTGTACAGAAACAGGTCTTCCATCGTCCAGTTCTGCACGCCGCCGCCGACGTCATGCAGGTGAACGCCGTAGGCGTTGTAGTCCACGACTGAGACGCGCTTGAGCCCGGATTCCTCCATGATCAGTTCGGAGTAGATGCCCGTGCAGCCAGCCACGTTGTGGCAGTCGATGGTCATGTCGTGGACCATCGCGTGGTAGGCGCCAGCCGGATCGTCGGTGTGGTTCCCGATGGTGACGACTGGCGTGCTGGCCGGGAACGTCGGGCCGGCCTTCAGGGACGTGGCCGAGCTGTTCTGGCCGATCAGGTCCACGCGCCCCAGCAGGTTGATGTTCTGGTTGGTGACGCACACACCCCTCGGCAGATAGATCCCCGCGCCGTTGGTCGGCGTCTTCCACCGCCCCCAATCGATCGCGGACTGAATCGCCGGGCCGTCGTCGGTGCTCCCGTCGCACTTCGCGCCGAAGTCCAAGACGCTGCGGAAGTGCCGCTGAAAGTGGGTGGCCAGCGCGATGATCTCGGCGTTCTGCTGGTTCTCGGTCTGCGCGACGATGCGCTGCTGCACCTTGGCCGTCACCGAGTGCGTGGAGGCTGAGGTGCTATCGGCGGCGCGGCCGTCCACGTTGGGACAGGTGGAGAATCCCACCGTCAGCGTGGTGCCGCTTTTGGCGCAGATGGCGATGATCTCGTTGTCGATGGTGGCGTAGCCGGGGACGGCGAAGCCCGACCCGCTGGCCACCGGCAGCGTCGTCGCGGTTGAGTCCACGTCCGCCGTGAGCGTCGTCTCGGCGCGGTTCGCCTCTGACCCGAGAGAGGCCAGTGTCGGTATCGAGGTTGGAAAATCGGCAGTGACTTGAGCCGCGGCTAGGCCGCACAGAAACAGGAAGGTTAGAAGTAGTCGTCTCATGGCAGTCTGAAATTCCCTCTCCTGGCGAGGCCCCGCTCGATGCGGTGCCGCGTGTACTCACTGGCCATCCGCAGCGGGCGCGCGCCCTTGCGGATCGCCTCATTGCCCGCCATGTTGCTGAGTTGCAACCCGAAGGACTTGTCGCGCCGGTCCGAGCCGCTGAAGTCCCCCAGGTCGGCCAGAATGTCGGCGCGGACGCCCTCGAGGATGGCGTTCGCCGGCACCCAGGTCAGCGGCGCTTCGCCAGTGTTCGCGCCGGTGAAGCCCGCGACGGTCTTGATGTAGCGCAGCGGGATCCCCACGGCGTTCACCGGCACGCGCCAGATTTCGACGTCGCCGGCGTCCGTCAGGGCGTAGGCCGCGGGCGGCCCCAGTTGGGCGCCACGTCCCACCGCTTCGCGCAACTGTTCTTTCGTCCAGCACGCCAACGGCACCCCCGTAATCGGCGAATCCAGCGCCGTCAGCGTCTTCAGGTCGCCGGGCAGGGCGTAGACGTTCTGGAAGACGTAGTAACTCGCCGCCGCGTCCGTCTCGCCCTCATAGGTGCGGTCCAGCGCCCAGGTCGAGCCCGAGTACGTGATCGTGTACAGCTCGCTGCGGCCACCCACGCGGATCTTGCGGCCGGTGAAGCCGGTCCAGGTGCCCGTCGTGGTGATGGCCGTCGCGCCCTTGGTGACGCTGACCGTGCCCGTCTGGTACACGGCCAGCGTTTCAAGATAAGTCTCGACCTCCAGCCCCTTCCAGGGATGGAAGTCGAGGATGAAGTCATAGCGGCCCTGAATCCAGCCGTTGAGCTGGTCCAGGTCCACCCCTGACCGGAAGCGGTACAGGAGCTGCCGGATTCTGCCCCACGTCATAGGCCCCCCTCGCCGCTAGCCGAGCAGCACGCTGATCGCGAAGTCGATGCCGGTGACAACCGTCCCGGCGATCACCAGTTGGTAGTTGAGCCTGTCCCCGAGCGGGCCGTGCCGCGCCTGCCCTGACGGCAGAGTCTTGATCCCTTCGGCACTCGCCGCCGTGTCGGTCTGAAACGTGAACGAGTCGTTGGCCGTAACCCCCGGCGTCGCCGTGGTGCCGCGCATGAGTGGCACCGTTGCGTCCAGCCTCACGCGCGCCTGGTAAATCTTGGCGCCGGTGGCGACAACCTGGGTGAAGTGAACCACGTCCCAGGAAGCCACCTTGTCCCCGGTGGTGATGTAGAAATCGTAGGTCTCATTGCCGGAGTCGCGTTCGGCGGAGAAAATCTGGAGCGTCACCACCATCGACTTGTACGCCGGCAGGCGCGGGGAAACGAACGCCGTGCCGGCGCAAGTCGCGGCCTTGGTGACGCGCGCCTGCAATGCTACGCGCAGTTTCTTGGCCATCAGCCCCCCTTAGACGAGTCGGCCTACGCCAACGGTGTCGGCTGCCGGAGACGCCGCGCCCAGCAGAACGATCTTGTTGTTGTCGTTGACGTCCCACTTGATGGTGACGGCGGAGCCATCGCTGCGCGCCCCGCAACGCTCATCGACGAGGATGTAGCCCTGCGTCAACGCCGGAATGCGCATGACGCCCGTCGCGCCCACGCCGTAGTTCGCCGACTGGTACAGGAACTTCGTGTTGAGGAAGTAGTTGTACCCGTCCACGCCGGTCGCGTCCGCGACTTCCACCAGAACGTGGTTGCTCGCGTGGCTGACCTGCGAGATCACGCGGCAGTTCTCGAACAGGTTCTCCTTCGCCGCGGTGTCGAACAGAATCTCGCTGTTGAGCTGCGCGCCGCGAGTCGTGTTGAACGACCCGATGACGCAGTTGAAGAACTCGTTTTCCTCGGCCCCGTCCAGCTTCAGCGAGTAGGCCGCCGCGATGTCGTTGGTGGTCGCGCCGATGCCGACCAGGTGGCAACGCTCGAAGCGGTTGCGCTTGCCGGTCACGTTCACGCAGCCGGTCGGCAGCACCCCCGCCACGCCTTCGTAGAACTGCATCCCGTGAATCAGGCAGTTGTTCGCGCTGAGGGTGAACAGGTTGGAAGCGGTGTTGTAGGCTGCGGCCAAGGCGGCTCGGCTGCGCGGCGAAGAGCTCACGCCGCTGTTCACGCCGATCAGATGCACGCCGTCCTTGTTCCAGTCCAGCGTCGAGGACTGGTAGTCCGTGCACAGCGCGGAAGCGTTGCCCTCGCTGATATGCCAGACCCGGTCGTTCCGGTTGGCTGTGGCCAGCGAGAGAGCTTCCACAAGGGTTTTCACCGCAGTGCGCGGCGATAGCCCGTCGTTGCCGTCCTTGCCGGTGGACGGCAAGACGAAGATGTCCTTGCCCTGCGAGGGGAACATCGCCCCCAAGAAGGCGTTGGCTTGCAGAACGTCAAATCTCGTGACTCCCATGGTGGTTTTCCTCGTGTCCTTTCAGAGAGGGGCCGCGCGTGCGCGGCCCCGTCATTCTGTCTTCAGGGCCGCTTAGACCCCGGGAACTCCGTACAGGCCGTACCAGTTGGACCAGCCGTGTGAAAACCGCATCCAGGAAGCGGTCTTGATCGTGCGCGAATCGAAGTGAACCTCGTGGACCACGTTGAAGCGCTCGCGCCAGTAGAAGATCAGGTCGATGTCTTCCTTGTCCGCGCGAATGAACCAGGCGTCCGCATCGCTGAGGTACTTCCAGACGAGGATGTCGTCGAACGACGCCATGCCGACGCGATTCTTGAAGACGTTGATGGCGTTGTTGGCGGTGTCCGAGCGCATCGTGCCCTTCAGCATCTCGGCGGCGACGAACTCGAGCTGCGCCGGGATGATGAGCTGTTTGGGCTCCAGGCGGACCATCTTTCCAGCCGGGTCCTTCATCAGCCGGAAGTCGGTCAGCGCCAGTTCCAGGGATGCGACGTCCAGGTCAGCGGCGGAGCTGAGGGTGTTCGCCTGCGTGCTGCCGCTTTTCACCATCGGGTGCGCAGTGCTGAACAGCGCCACGCCATCGGGGCCGGCCGTGGTGCCCGCGGTAAACCCGTTGTTGAAGTCGCTGACGGCCGCCAGTTCGATGGTCTCGGCGGCGGAGCGTCCCAGCTCGCTGGAGAGCTTCTTGATGATGCCGAAGCGGTCGTCGTCGGCCAGCAGCCGGCTGGCCTTGAAGCCCAAGCCGAACTGCGAATGCACGAAGGTCTTGTCGAATCCCGGCACGCTGTAGTCGTAGCGCATGTCCCCGCCCTCGGGGATCTCGACCATGTTGCCGAGGCCGGTGATCTCGGCGTGCTGCTCGATCGAGCGCGAGCTGGTCTCCACGCGGAACACCTGCGAGTAGACCGGAGCATCGCGCTGGAACCGCTTCATCACGGTCGCATTGATCGCTGGCAGCATCGACGCCAAGAAGAGGTCGGGGTACTGAGTTCTGATCATCATTTCTGTTTCGTCTCCTGTTCAGCCGTGGCGGGGGATCCCGCTAAACGGCAGTCGTCCCCATCGCGTTGCGGTGGTTGTTGAACACGACTTCCCAGCGCGCGTACACGCCGTAGGCGTTGTCGCCGACCGGGAAGAGCCGGCGCAGTTTCATGTCCAGCGAGCTCGTGGTGTTCTTCGTGGTGCTGTGGAGCTGGTGACCGCTCTTGTACGTGGTCGCGCTGCCCGCGCCCAGGACCAAGTTGCAGTTGATGCCGCGATCCGTGGCCACCAGGCCGGTGCCGTCGTCGTCGCACTGCGTCACGAAGACCGCATCCGGGCTCACCACCACCAGGTGGTTCGTAGCCTTGCTGGCGGCGCCGTAGTCCAGGGCCACGCCGCTATACAGCGTCGAGCCTGGCGTCGCCGATTTCTCGATCGAGCCGTCCGCTACCTGGTTGACGGCATCGCCGGGAAAGACCGCCGTGCCGTAGCCGACGACCTTGTCAAAGAGTTCGATTTGCGGCGCGCCCCCGCTCAGCGTGAGGCCGAGAGAGCGCAGGCCGAAGGGATTGTTTACGTTCGCCATTCAGGCACACTCCTTCTGTCTGATTTCGCTGCGGCTGGTTATCGGAGCTGCGGCTTACGCCGCTTCCTCGATGAAGTGGCTGTTGCCACGCTGAGAACGCAGACCAACGGTCACGTCGCGATCCTGGCCGCCCAGGTCCGCGCCGTGCAGTGATTCGCCGGGGTTGAGGACACTGAGTCCCACACCACCACGGGCTCGGATCAACTGTTCCTGCTGCGCTTTGAAATGCTGTTCGGACTCCTGCAGGGCCGAGTTGCCGAGGTCGCGGTAGTGCTTGTTGCGCTGCTCCGCAACCTCCACCGGCATCCGCCCCACCACCATGTTCGCCATCGACACCGCCTGGCCCGTCTTCGGGTCTCTGCAGACCTCGAAGCCCCTCAGTCCACGGTGTTCGATGACCCTCGGGCTCAGTGCTTTGAACTTGAAGCCCGGCTCCCGCACTTTGTCGATCGCTTCTTTGAGCGGATCGGGGGCGGTGAAAATGTCGATCTTGCCGTCGCCGGCATCGCGCCGGTGTTCCATCGCCGCGTCGAAGCCTTCGGCGCGGATCACCTGCACGCCCGCGCCCTTCTCGAGGACGCGCCCGCGGTTGGCCTCCTCGATGCCCTGGTCCGTGTTGGCGTAGGGAATCAGGTGCTGCACGGCGACGGGGATCGGCTTACCGCCGACCGTCAAAACCGCCTCCGCGCGCTTGGGATGAGAACTCTTTTTGATGCTCGCCATCGTTACCTCGGCCGCCCGGCCATGCGCACGCCGGCCCTGGCGTGCTTCGCGTACTCGGCCTCGGTCACACCGAACTTGCGCGCGATTTCGCGCTGCACGGAGCTCAAACGGTCATCGCTTCCAGCCCGCGCCGGCCCTCTGGCGCGTCCCGATCCTGCCGACTGGCTGCGGATGCGGTCGGCGCGCTCCTGCTCGGGCTCCTCGCCTTTCCCGCGCCCCACGAGCGCGGGCTCCTCCTCGTCGTCGTCGTCGTCACCGTCGGGCAGCACGCCGTCGTACTTCGGCAGGCGGGCGCCCGCCCGCTTGGGTACAACTCCCAGCTCCATCGCCGCCGCGTTCGTGCAGTCCTCCATGAAGAACGGATTCGCCCTGGCGTTCGGATCGGCTTCCATGCGCCTGGCATAGATCTGCTGCGCGGTGCGGAAAAGCTCGCTCTTGGTGTCGCGCATGTCGGGGAAGCGGTCGTAGATTCCCGCGTCCCGCGTCACCGTCGCCATCCTGGCCTCGACGCGCTGCGAGACGTGCGTCTCCACGTCATCGACCGTCGCTAATCCGACCTGCTTCAGCGCCGCGCGAATGCGCCCCTTGTCGCCGCTTTGGATCGCGTCGACGAGATCCTCTTCCTTCGGCGATTCGGGCTCCGGCTGCGTCGCGACGGGCTTCCCGCCGGCGCCCTGACTCGCTGCCAGGCGTTCGTACCACGTTCGCGCGTTCGTTTCCGCGTCGCGCCGAGCGTTGCGTTCGCGGGCGAGCTGCTTCTCGAGCCGCCGAACTTCCTTGTCCGGGCCTGGGGGTGGAGTGGCTTCCTTGCGTGGCGCGGGCTCACCATCGGCGGTGATCCGGTCGTCCAGCGGGTTCAGTGAGGGATCGTCAGCCAGCGGCTGCGCGCCCTCGATTTCGTCGGCTGCTGGGACCAACTCTTCAACGTCAGTGGGCATAGTCACGCATCGCGCTGCTTTCGCCCCAGGTACGGCGTCGCACCGAACATGTCCAGGCGCTTTCGCTCGTACTCATCGCCACAGGCGCCGCACAGGAGCTGCCAGATGCCGTCTTTCGCGTACATCCTCATCCGCACATCGGCACCCCCCGCCCGAGCGGTTAATAGCTCGAAGGTGGTGCCGCACTCCTGGCAGCCTCGAATCCCCCGCAGCAGGGCGATTTTCATGGCCAGGTCGGAGTAACACTTCAGGCAATAGCCGGTCTCCGGCCCGCCGCCCACGAACTCCTCCAGCGGGTAGAAGTGGCCGCAGAACCGGCACCTGTGCGGTAGCCGTAGGAACACCGCCATCGAGCGCGCCCCGCTCAGCAGCCCTTTCCGCCAGGCACGCGGTTGAGCCGCGGGTTCGCCGCCCTGGCTGCCGGCCCGGCCGCCCGAGTCCGCGCGCCCAGGATCGCCCCCGCTTCCTCGGGGCTCACGCCCTCCTGCCCCTCAATCTGCTGCTGGACCGCCTTGAACCCCGGATGCGCGGAACTGCGCTCCAGCGGATGCCGGATCCCGGTCTTTCCGAGCGGATGGGGAATCCCCGTCCTGCCCAGCGGGTGTTTCAGCTTCATCAGCCTCTCCTCCTCTGCCGTTCGTTGATCTCGCGTAGAATGCCCGCCGGCAGCGCGAGTACTTCGCGGATCGCCGCGACGGCGCCTTGCGCCCGCCGCACCTGCACGTCATCGTCGGCGCAGTGGCAACGGTCGCTTTCCCGCCCGAGCATCTCCACAAGCCGCTTGTGGATGATCTGCCAGCCGCGCGTGCGCAACGTCTGCTCCAGGTGTTCGCGGTCCACCCCATCGAGCGGAGCTTCCGTGTGGGTGGGGATCTTCACGCGCAGAGATCCTTCAGCACGGCCGGCGTCAGCGCCTCGGTGCGGAAGTCGAGCCAGGCCTCCAGCCAGTACGGCCATCGGCCCTTGTCGTGCGCCGTGGCCCACTGCACGAACAGCCGCTTGAGTTCGTGCATGTCCACCGGGTAGGCGCGCAGCAACCCCGCCAGGCGTTCCGGTTCGAGCTCTCCTATTTCCTGGAGAATGGTCTTCCGCTTGCCGGCGAATCGCATCCTGGATCGCGGCAGCGGCGGCGGCATATACTCGCGCCCGGTGCTGTGTAGCTTCGGCAGGTCCATTACTCCGGCTCTCCTTCTGCCGCCGGCTGTTGCGGCGGCGCTGCGTTCTGCGGCGGCGCTGCGTTCTGCGGTGGCTGTCCTGCTGCCGACATCTGGCCGAGGAACTGCTGCAAGCCGTCCATGCCTGGCGCGCCGGCCGCGCCCGGCTGCA